TTATGCTCCTGTCGATAGTTTGTACTCTACGGCTAACACGGTAGCGAATAGAGGTTTGGTCATTGTAAAAGTAAGCTGGGCCTCGGTAGAATATCCGAGTAGGGGAGACATACGTTTTCTCCCGGTAAAGGTTGATATGGCGGTATCCAGTGTATGCGGAAACTCTCGGAATGGTATTTCATTGCCATTGATTGCCAGGTTCTGTGTCCGGTCTAGAATAGGTGTGGCCTCTAGTATACGTTTCTTGCGACTGGTAACGACCCCACTGGACAGTCGTGGTTCGACCGGCATGGTCTTAACCTCAACGTCATATTGCAATCCTACCTCTACATAGGTAGTGGGTACGGCATCTAGCGTAATCTGTCCGGAGGCTACGGTTTTGTCGGTCAGTACAAAGTCATCACGAACAACATTGACTACCTTACCCTCTAGGTGAGAGAGACTACCGGCTGTTGTATTGGTGGGTTTTGCTTGATCCGGTGCTGTCGCTCCAGAAAAGTATTGTATGTTTGCATCAGTGGTGCGGTCATCATCAAAGACCTCTAGGTAGTATTTAGTCGATGAGTTTATGGTACGTCTGACAATGACATAGATATCCTCTATATCGACCGCTACATCTTCAAAGATGCCATCGGTTATAAACTCAGACGGTGCAATCACATTCTGCGGTTTGAGAATAGAATAGACACACATAGAGCCATCGGTGCCATTGGTGATCATCAATAGATCCCCATCGTCTGTAGAAGTAGCCACCCGGAGAGCCATCTTCGTAGGGTTCTTCAACAAATGGGAGGAAAGAAGAGAAACATTGTCAGAATTGTAATTTAGATCAGTATCACTAAATATAAGCTCTCTGAGGGCTTTACCGGACTTTTGTATGTAAAGGGTTCCGGTTTCGGCTGACACAGGCCGTATGCCCTCTTTTGCTCCTCTCCGGGTAGCTGTCTTAATAACTATGTTGCTGGGTGTAATCGGGTCAAGAGTGGATTGTGGTACAAAGAACTCAGCCGATGAGGTAAAGATCTGTAAGTCACGACCGGATCGTATAGCGTTGATTGCGTTCAGACTATCACTCGATATGGTCACAAAGATAGCATCATCCGCTAAAGCCTCATCTGTTTTAAAGTTAAAGAACTCAGCGACCTTAGATCCAAATAATGTGTTAGGCATAGACTTTGTTCCACCAAAGAACAACCGCCCTTCGTGAAATGTACACGTTCTCGGAAACCCTTTCGATACAGAGAAGACGGCCTCATAGCCGGTTTCCAGCTCCCATGATCCAGACGCTATGGCCACTGATGCCTCAAAGAAGGGTATCTCTACAATAGTCTTTACTACGGTCGAACTCTCAAACTCTATGATCCTAGCACGGCCAAAGCCATTGAGGACGTTGATATATTGATTGACGTTGCCGGAAGAGAAGACCCCGGAGGAGGCGGTAATCTTTACCGTACCATCTACGGCATCCGGTGTAATCGTAGCACTGGGATTAGATGTTGCGATAGTAAACGCATGAAAAGGCGAGGTCAGTGAGATTGTGCTTTCTGTCCAGCTCTGGTTGTTGGCTCCGCGTACAATCTTTCTCGGAGCGAGATCTTCCTGCACCAATATCAGTGTATCGGCTGATTGTGTGAAATAAATCTTGGACAGATCAATATCGCCTAAGTTGATAGCCAGGTAGTCATTACCACTGCTATTGATGTTTGTAATCTGCACAGTATTGGCAAAGACAAACATTCGTGTTTCAGAGGCCGACTGCTTTACAAAGACCAGCATAAAACTCTGATCGTTACTAAACTCAAAAGGTATAAGGCGCATACCGTTCTGGGCTGTAAACGATCCTCCTAGATGACTGGTAAGGTCTGCCATAAACGCTAACCCTGGTCTACGCTCAAAGCCCCCTTGTGGCAACACGGTGATGTTCTTGGCTCTATCTAGGGCAGAAGGATACTGGTTGAGATCCACCCGGCCTTTGACAAGAGGATCAAGCTCCCCAACCGTGAAGTTTGACTGATAAACTGTAACCCGGCTCATCGGACATCCACTAGCACATAATCAGCAAGAACTTGCGAGGATTGACCGGAACCATCAATAACCGTGGCTTGCCGAAAGTATCCCCCTCGTAAGCTTTCAAGAGGCGTACCGAGAGCTACACCTTTCCAATAATCCGACTTGGTAGTCTGGTCGGTGACCGGTTCGGCTAGGTGCCATGCCATTTGATAGATAAGTAATTGTACGAAGTATGCCGGCATTGCTGGTTCATCCACATCTTTTTGATAGTCAATGAAGATACTCTGTTCCTGCGATAGTAGTTCTGCCCCCTGGATCTCATAGTCTGTGAGATTAGGAGCATTGGTGTTGGCCGAGGTAAAGACCTTTCGTGGCACTCCATTCACCATATCGGAGGGTAGTGCATAGGCATATTGCCAGAAGGATAGGGGAGTAGAGGCCGATCTTGCCAACTGTGTTTTTGTAAGTGAAAAGCTCCAGGGATACATTCCTAGAGTTTGTGCTTTTACTTTAGGATAGATGACCCCGGCTATAGAGGCTGGGGCCGTTCCATCCGAAAATGAGGATATACTCGTTGATCCGAGCAGTAATAGGGCTTGAGAACAAATAGATACGTCTGTGTCTGTGCTTGCCATTCAAACCCCTTGTTGGTTTGGAGGGCAGTCGGAACCGCCCCCCAAGAGTGTTAATCACTATCTGTCACCACGGCTATTACCGTGCCATTACTGATATCTACCACCGAACTGGCATTAGATACGACTACATGCATTGTGATTGTTCGTGTTCCACCGGTTGAACCATGTACGATGATCATGTCACCTATGTTGAGAATGTCGGACACATCGTTAAAGTATCCTGACGCATCAACATCAGTGTGAGCTTCGGTTGTGGTATAGACATACATTGCTGGAGTAACTCCGGCTCTGGCCTGTCCACCGATAGTGTTAAAGTCATTTCTAACAAACGCCATCTTAGCTCTCCCTACAAGTTACATCGCATATACCGTCAGTATCGACCGCTATCGCTCCTGCCGAATACATGGCAGTCACGAGGAACGATGTTCTTTCCGCGATATAGTTGATTTCTGTTTTAGCTGGCATACCAACACCAAGACCAATAGCTGACTTGTGGAACGCTACACACGTTCTGTCACTTGATCCATCGATGGGAATACCGCCCTCATCTCTGTCACCAAACATGATGATATTGAAACCAGCGAAAGTCTGGACTTCACCGCGCTGTAAAGCTTGCAGTTGTATGAAGTCTGAACTCACGGCTCTTTCATCACCGAGTAAGGAGGCCATTGAATTAGCATGAACTAAGAGGCATCTCTCGGTTGAGGGTACGTTCTTAGCGTTGAGTTTCTTACCAGCTTCAATAATCTTTCCGACATTAAGGTCAGAGGCACTTGCTGATCCAGAAGTAACCACAGTGTTGGCAACGGTTGACCCGGCTGATGCGTTGATAAGTGCATCGATAACCACCTGGTCTTCACGTCTGGCTATGGCTTTTCCTAGCATTTCGGCAAGCTCTGTTCTTTCGTCAAAGTTTACTTTAGCCTGGTTGAAAATGTCACTGTACTCTGAAGCAGAATAATCGACCATTGTCGCGGTCACGCTAGAAAATTGCGCGCCTACCGGTGTTACTTGTGTACCGGGTGAACGAACAGAGGCTGATCCTTTAGCTAACTTTGGGAACTTTACGGTAGAACCTTCTACGTTTGTTCGGGTTCTAACAGTGCCGGCAAGTTTAGCTTCAGACTGATAAGCCTGGTGAACTTCGCTTTCAAAGATAGTGACGAATGCGTTTGATATTGCATTGTTGGACATCTATCTCTCCATAAAAAAATTAACATTAGTGTTGTCTTGGTTATGGAATAAATCCGCCAATCAAAGTGATTGAACGGCTACAGATGTAGTTATCGCTCAATCCACCGATACCATATCTTGAAAATGTAGTAAAGCTAAAAGTAAGGTCTAGTTACGCTATATTGTCGTAAAACTCTTTTTCCTTCTGCTTTCGCCATACCGGATCGGATCTCCAACGAGGGTCAGATACATACTGCGCCAGTTCATCCTTAGTCTTTCTCTCCCCGGTGAAGGAAGGGATCGGTAGTTCCTTGGGGCTAGAGATGTTGCGTATCTTTCTAAGAAGCCGGGTACCATCGGCCGTACCGCCCATCTGATCTAATACATCAAACTC